AGCGTTTCATATTTACTTCTAATCTTAAGTATCAAACCATGATGGATAGTGTTATCTGTCGCGGTGTGCCAACTCTCACAGAATATGTTTCTAATCCAGAATTAGAAGCCTGCATGAATGTTTGGCAATTCTTCGAACAAATTCATAGTTACAGCTATACATATATCATTAAGAATGTATATAATAATCCTAGCGAGGTATTAGATAGCTGTTTAACTGACAAAGAAATTCTTAAACGAGCTAACGTAGCAATCAAAGAATATAACGCTTTACGAGAAATAGGTCATTCCGGCAAAGTTAAAGATATAAAAAAGCAGATTTACCTAACTCTCATTAGCGTTAACATACTTGAGGCGGTTAGATTTTATGTTTCATTTATCTGTGCATTTGCATTTGCAGAAAATAAGAAGATGATTGGAAATGCGGATATTATTAAACTAATCAAACGTGACGAGGCACTACACCTTTATAATACTCAGGAAATTATTAAGATTCTTCATAATGTTCCAGAAGAGGGATTTACAAAGATAGCAGAAGAATGTCAAGAAGAAGCCGTAGCCATGTTTGAATCTGCCGCAAATGAAGAAAAGGCTTGGTCAGAATACCTATTTAAAGATGGATCCATTATTGGTCTTAATGAAAAGGTTATGGCCGAATACATTGATTGGCTATGCATGACCAGAAGAAAGAATATCGGTTTGCCATATGATAAGGGTGTTAGAAATCCAATATCTGGATGGACTGACCCTTGGATGAATAGTGAATCAGTGCAAGTTGCACCACAAGAGCATGAAATTACTTCGTATAAGATTGGTGCTAGTAAGAATGACCTAGAGGACGTTGACTTAGGAGGATTCGATCTATGATTTCTGTTCAATTACTTGATGATAACGCCAAGGTTCCAACAAAAGCTAATTTAAATGACGCAGGTTTTGATTTATATTCAGTACTTGATGCTGTCATACCACCAAAACAACGCAAGACTGTCAGAACAGGGATAGCAATACAAATGCCAGATCATTTAGCCGGTTTAGTTTGGCCTAGATCGGGCCTTTCAGTTAAACATGGTATAGATGTTCTAGCTGGAGTAATAGATAGTGGATATAGAGGAGAGATAATGGTATGCTTATACAACACTTCTGATGAAAATGTTAGTATAAATACTGGGGATAGAATCGCTCAGATTATATTCCAAGAGGTTCCTCGCGTAATTATGGAGGTCCATGAATCGTTAGGTTCCTCGCAACGGGGAGAAAACGGCTTTGGCAGCACAGGCAAATAACAATTCGAAGAAATACAATCCAACAAAGAAAAATAAAAAACAACAGCCCAAAGATAATGTTTTAATAGCTAAAACAGAAAATCAAAAGAATTATATCTTATCTATAGTAGAGAATGATATTATTTTTTGCACAGGTCCATCTGGCACTGGCAAATCTTTTATTGCTGCCGGTATAGCTGCTGAACATTTAGTAAAAGATAAAATTGAATCTATTATTGTAACTAGACCCTTAGTTTGTACTGGTAAAGACATAGGCTCATTACCGGGCGAACTTGGAGACAAGATCAAACCCTATCTACAACCAATGGAAGAGAATCTAAAATATTTTCTTGGAAGAGATAAGTTTGGACTCTATTATAATACTAGAAGGATCAGATTCGAACCACTTGAAACCATGAGAGGATCAACTTTTCATAATGCTTATATGATTTTGGATGAAGCCCAGAACTGTACACTAGAACAAATCAAAATGTTTATTACAAGAATGGGTGAAAATTCTAAAGTCATGATCAACGGAGATACCAAGCAGACCGATTTATACAGAGGAAACGGCTTACTAGAATGTATAGATAAGCTTACCGGTATAAATGGAATTGGTATATGTGGTTTAGGATATGAAGACATTCAGAGAAATGGAATATTGGGAGCAGTTTTATACGCTTTAGAATCTTGAGGTTTTATGTTATATGATTATAGGTGTGACGAATGTTCACACCAAATGAAGGATGTATATCAATCTATCAAAGATGAAGCCTTGGTTACATGCCCGAATTGTGGAAAAGATGCACTGTATAGAGTAATATATGGTGGACTTGGATCTTTTATGAAGGACACTAAAACAATTGGCCAGTTGGCTGATAGAAACTGGTCAAATATGGGATCGTATAAAAGATCAGAAATTGTTGAAAAAGAGAAGCAGAAAAAAACACCAGATAGTTCGCCGCTATCTGTATTTGGAGACGCTTCTAAGAAAGACATAAATAAGATGTCAGAATCACAGAAACAAAAATATATTATGACAGGTGAAAAATGAGTATAATCGAAGACTTCCAAAATAAAGCAGTTCAACCAACTGTAGAAGAATTATTCGACATTAACGGTCTTGCAACTCAAAAGGATGATAAAGTATTTGCTAAGATGGTGAATATAGACCTTGGCAATAACAAAAAACAAATTCGGTATTTTATAAGAACATATAACAATATTCCACTAGACCCACTGGGGCCAGAAGGAAAAAGAGATATATGGTCTAGAACAGAGTTGAAAATAGTGTCTGAAAAAACATTCAAATATTATCTTGTATATTTGAGAACAAAGAATTCACTTTACATGACTAGGACTCAAAGGAGTTTTATAAATGGCTAGTAAAAAAGGACCACTGAGTAAGGCTGAAGTATTCTACATTCAAGAGCATATAAAATCTGGAAAAGATATCAACGATATAGCTCTAGATTTAGATCGTGCTGTTAAGTCTGTTGAAAAGTGTGCCACCAAAGCACAAAAAGATATTAAGCAACCCAAACCAGTAACTGCTGGAGATCAATTTGCTCGTCGGCAAGGTGTTACAATCATGACAGAAAATGCCTCTAGCTTTTCAGATGCCAAGAGGAAGAAAAATAGTTCAATTTCAAAATCAAATTCTTGCGTGACTAAGATCAAACACGATTAATGAATAAGGCGATTGTCAGTTTTGCTATAGGTGATTTGCACACTTCTTTATTAGAAGTCGCTACACCAACCTTCTATAGATATGCCAATAGGCATCATTATGATTTGATAATACCATCTTATTCATTGATAAATAATATTTGCCTACAGTTTGGCTGGGATGTAAATAGACCAGCATCTTGGCTAAAAGTTCCAATAATAAAATTTTTATTTGACAATGGATATGATATTGTGCTGTGGCTAGATTCTGATATCATAATAAATAAATTTGATATTGACATCGCTGAAGATTTTGCAAAATCAGATTGTACGCAGGGGTTTGTAATACACAATGATAAATATGAAGGCAAAGTACCAAATTGTGGCGTATGGATACTTAAAAAAGATTCTGTTAATTTATTGAATGATATATGGAATAATATTAGTTTCATTGACCACAAGTGGTGGGAGCAAGCTGCTAATATAGACATTATTGAAAAAAATAATATGTCAAAAATGTGTTATTCATTGGATTACAAATTTAACGTTCATATGAATGACATAAGGTATGATGATGACTCAGAAAAAAATGGCATTATGCTTCATGCAACGATGAGATCAGATAGATTAAAGACTATGAAAGATTGGGCTGCAACTATATGAAAGTATCTATACTAATACCAAATTACAATCATGGTCACTTATTATCAAGAGCATTGAATAGTATATGCTCCCAAAATCCAGACGAAGTTGTTGTAGTAGATGACTGTTCTACTGACAACAGTTTAGAAATAATAGATGCATTTCAAGAAGAATATTCTTTTGTAAAATCTATTAGAAATACAACAAAATCAGACGATTGGACTAAAGCATTAATACCAATAATAAAGTCATTAGACACAGATTATATCGTTGGTATGGGTGCAGACGATGTTCTATACCCATCATTTTATGAGAATATTAAACATAGCATTAATGATTATCCAAATGCCGGGTTTATTTTCACAGACTATAATTATATAGATGATAGAAGTAACGTATTGGGAGTTAGTTCTTGTGGATATAAAGAAATAACATACCTATACGGAGAATCAATACTTAATAGGCAATCAACTTGCCAAAAGCATGAGTGCGGCGTGGGCTGCGCTTTAAAGAAAGAAATTTTCGTATGGTTAAACAGTATTGATCATTGGAAAATGGGTCCATGGCAAGACTCAATTGGTTTTGGAGTTGGCAGCATTTTGTATGGGGCTGTTTATATACCAAAAATCTTGGCTGGTTTTACCGTAAGACAAAGTGAGCCAAGTTATCATCAAAGATATCTATATAATAACGTTCTAAAGCAGCAAATATCACAAGAAGTGGATAATTTTTTTACTAAAGATAAAGTTAATACAATTGATTTGTCTATATTACATAGAATAAAAAGAAGGTGGGAAATTTAATCATGAATTTTATAACTAATTATGAATCTTGGCTTGCTGAATATAGAAAAGATAAATATAAAATCTGGATTAGAGCTACTTTATCTAATGATGTAGAAGTTTATTTACCAGAGTATAAAGATTGGTTATCGCTTAAAACTTTTTGTAAAGATGCCAAGCTTGGAATAAAGAAAGTCGGACTACAATACCGATCACACTCAATAGAGGTTGACACGACTGATACCGATGGTGTATACTTAGTAAGATCTTTAGTTGGAGTTATGGGAGAAACCAGTAGACAAACTATTACAATAGGTAAGCTATATGGAACACAAATACATAAAAGTCTTTGGGTAACTCCAGAACTTATGGCAGAAACCAATGAAATTGATGATGTTGAAAATTGCTTTAAGGAAGCGTTAATATTAAATTATGAACAAGAAGAAACAAAAGCCTGAGTTATTTAATCAAGAATACCAAAAACAGTGGTCAGAGACACATAAATATAAGCATATACACACTGGTGAATATTGCACATTTGAAGCTTATGTTGCAGAGTATATAATTTTGAGAAGATCAGAAAAATTAAATCTTGGTAAACCTTCTTATAAGTTTTGGACCAAGGGAGATCCTCTCCATTGGATCTGGAAAAAGCAGTATGGTGCTGCACTGCAACTTAAAAAGAAATATAGCGAAGAAGCAATATTATCTGCTATCAAATCTAAGGACTTTGATAATTTATTAGTTTTAGGTATACAAAATGGCAGAGGCTATAAAATTAATCCACTTGCTGAAAAAGCAATAGCCAAGCATCAAAAAATTCTTGATACTGCCATCAATACAAAAATAGAAGTAAACTTGGAAGCACCAGAAGAAAATAAAGCACCAGTTGAAACTAGAGCAACGCAGAGCTATAATACTAAAAGAGCGACCATGAACAATTTGAGGAATTTATGAGCAAGACAAAGAAAGTATCCAAATTTCTAGAAGACAGTGTAAGCAATTCCGTAGTTACAAAGTATGGGGATGTTGTAAGAAGCGGTACGGAGGTTCTTGAAAATATCAATAGTCTAGAAGTTATTAGCATATCTCCATCATTAGACATAGCTCTAGGCGGCGGCTTACGAGAAGGTTCTGTTGTAGTTATGACGGGAGATCCCAAGAGCGGCAAAACAACTACGGCTTTACATTTTGCGGTTAAGTGTCAGCAACAAAATAAGAGAGTTATATATGTTAACACAGAAGGCAGACTATCTAAACAGAACTTTGATGGGATTAAGAATCTAAATTCTGACAATATTTTGATTGTTGAATCTACAGATGAGAGAGTATTATCTGCCGAAGACTTTTTAAATATTATTGAGTTTTATATTAATAATGACCCCGGATGTTTAATTATAGCTGATTCTCTGTCTAACATGGTTCCGGCTGTGGAACTAGAAGGGGAAGTAAGAACTGGCGTTAGAAACGCACTGCCACGACTTTTATCAATGTTTTTCAAGAGAATAAGTGGCACACTCATGAAAAATAAGACTATACTTATTTGTATTACTCATAATATAGCTAATACAGGTGGTTCTCCATATGCACCACAAAAGATGGCTGATTGTGGAAACATGTTACAGTATCAAGCAGGAACCAACATGGTTATCACCCATAGGGGTAAGTGGCAAGTGCCAAAAGACACTGGGACACACGTTGGTCAAATAGCTAATTGGGCCATTAAGACATCTAATGCTGGTGGCAGGCCAAACAGCACAGCTGAAGGCTGGATTAGATACGGTGTAGGAGTTGATGAAGTACAAGAAATAATTCAAATAGCATGTGAATTTAGATTGATCAAAGCTGCTGGAGCTTGGTATACTATACAGTGTGCAGTAGACGAACCAGATCATCCAATCGTTAGCCAAGTATTGCAAGATAATAACATAAATAAGACACCAGAAGAAATTGAAAGATTCTTCAAGTTTCAAGGTGTCAACAATGTAGCAGAATTTTTGAATAATAATCTAAAGATATCATCTTTTATTTATAGCAAGATAAAGGAATTGAATTGAAAGTTTTAGGAATAAATGGAAAAGAATATACATGGAATCTAACTGGATATGATGTTTTCAACGATGATAAACGTAAGCGATCTAAATATCATGTGCGGGCTAGAAACTTACTAAAAGAAATCTATAACAGCTATAGAATACTAGAAGAAGTAAAACTACCGGGAAGCACAGCCTTACACAGAAAATCTGTGCTGTACCTTGACTTTTACATTCCTTCTATTAAACTAGGGGTTGAGGTTCATGGAGAGCAGCATTATGATTACAATCCATTCTTTCACAGGAGCAAAGCAGAGTTCATAAAAGGTCAAGTGCGTGATGACGATAAGATAAACTGGTGTGAGTTGAATGGAATCGAATTGATAACCCTAAAATATTCAGAAAGTGACGATGAGTGGCGACAAAGAATTAAAAGCTAGCGAAAAACTTAGTGAGCATATTGAGTCAATCAACTCATATATTGACCTTGGTAATCTTAAGTTTTCATCTTTTAGGGAGGAATATCTATTAGTCTCTAATTTATCTGCTGAACAACTATCTAAGTGTTCTCAGTCAGAATTATTCGACTATGCATATTTACTATACGGATATGCAGTATATATACAAGATGAAATAAATAAGAACAAAATTGCATTAAATTGGTGTCATGATCAATTAGAAAAATTGATAGTTAAACATCAAAATGAATTTGGGCAGTATACAAAACATGAGTCTAAAAAATATATATTGGCACAAAACAATTCTTATGCAGCATCTTTAGAAAATATGAGAGAAATAGCAGAAGCAAGACTTCAAGCTCTAGAAGGTAAAGTCTTTGAAGTCAAGAGAAAAGCAGATATTCTTTTGGAGAAAGGGAAAAGACAATGAGCGACTTTGAAGCATTTTTGTCCTCTTTAACAGATGAACAAAAGCAAAAACTATTAGATGCGTTGTCTTCTGATAGCAAGAAACAAGCAAGCAATACAGCAAAACCATCTACTAAGTCTGTCGTAGTAGATGACAACTTTATGGTAAAAAAGACAGATGATAATAATAATAGGAGAAAAGAACCAGTGAGAGCGAGAAGAAATGATTGGGTTGACGAAGGAGAGTTTAGAGATATAGAAACTCCTAAAGTCGAACGCACCCCAAGAAATAGACAGCAATCTAAAAAAGTTGACGTAGATTGTAGCGTTTGTGGCAGATCATTTAAAGAAGATCCAAAGTTCATTTATGGAGAATATCACCGATGTAGTCGGTGTACCGGTAGATAAATATGGAAACTAAATTAACAGACATAGGCTCCGAAAGAGCAGTTCTTTCTGGACTGCTACAGCATGGTATTGATGGATATGTAGCCGTTTCAGACTTAATTACTCAAGATAGCTTTGGCCATGCTAATAATCAAGTATTGTTTAAATGCATAGAGAAAGTTATCCAGAATGAACAGACGATAGATATGCCATCGTTGCTGTCTGCTGCGTCTCAGTTAAACCTAAACGATACTGTAAATACTCCACAAGAATTAAAGTATATTAAATCATTGTTTGATTTTCCAATCAACAAAGATAATATATTTAGTTTCGCCATACAGCTAAAGAAATTTGAGTTTGCTAGGAAAATTAAACATCTAACTTTAAAGATACATAAGGATGTAGACAATGTAACTGGACTAGAATCTGTTAATGAAATTATTCAAATACTAGAAAATCCAGTAACTGAATTTCTAAGAGAAGATGACGGTGGCGATACTCCTAAGAAAATTGGAGACAATGTTTCTGAATATATAAACTTCTTAATGGAAAACAAGTGCGATATAATAGGCATACCAACCGGATTTAATAAGTACGATGAGGCTATTGGCGGTGGATTAAGAAGGAAATGTGTCGATCTTGTGGCGGCTAGGCCA